CGATGCACGCCCTGCATGTAGATGCCCTTCGGGCGCACAGAGAGCAGCGTGAAGAGGTAGCCATGCTCCTCGATGAAGCGGCGCGAGCTGCGCGATCGCATGGCCGCAATGCCGTGGCCGTAGAGATCGCCGACACCGAAGCCAGTGCGCGGCGTCGTTTCCGAGGTCGCAGGACCCGTCTGCATGATCTCCGAGAACGCGATGCGGGCCGTACCACCACCGAGGAACTCGGGCCGCTGGAGCCGGGCGTCCGAAGGCCGGACGCCCAGGTACCGGAGGTACTCCGTGTAACGAGAACCGTACCGAGCGCGAGCCTCCTGATAGCGTTGCAGCGCGAACGCACGCCGGAAGTCATTGACCGAAGCGCTGCCGGCCCGGCTGAGATCCGCGTAGATGTCGGCGTAGACCGCCCCGGAGTCGGTCATCTTGAAGGCGATTTTCGTCGCGTCCACGTCGCCGCGGGTGTAGCTCGCGATCCGAGCACCGGTCTCGCGCACGTTCGACTGCGCGGAGCCGGCGGCCGCCAGACTGGTATAGCCGATCCCCATAATCGGAGCTTTGTCACCGAGGGGAACAACGATTTCCGGACCCTTCTGGGTCCACGGGCGCGCCGTCGTGAAGTAGTCCTTGCCCCATCCCACGTTCGGGATGTCGACCTGATTGTCCGCGCGCTCCGTCTGCAGATCCTGATCCCGGTAGTACTCGTTGTAAATCATGTTCAGGCCGTAGATGGGCATCGCGTTGAGCGCCATCCCCGAGGCGTTCGGCGGCACACCCAGATAGTCCCACCACGTGTCCTTGACCGTGGCAGGGGCAGTCATAGTCGGCGGCGTATCGGCGTTCATGCCGTCCGGACCACCAGTAATGAAGTCTTCCCAACCATCCCAGACGAGGCGATGCGGAACGAAGAAGTGATGCAGCCGGACCGAGACCGGATGCATGACCGGCGCTGCCTGCGGCGACACACGGATCAGTGCAGACGACGCAAGCTGGAAGGTATCGCCCGGGAGAGCTTCCTGAATCCCGACAGGGATCAGCTCGCCCATGTCGCACGTGAGCAGGTGGTAGTTGCTGAGGGTGTGTTTGTTGCGTTTCACAGGCGGAATCCAATGCGACCGGGGGAGGATCGAACCGAGCGCACCCGACCACGAGCACGCCGAACACGACGACGGACGCGCGAGCGCCGCCCACGATAGGAACCACGACGACGCCTCATCTCAATTTCTCCTTCCAGTAGTTCAGGGACTTGTCCCAGAGACGCTTGGCCTCGACGCCGACGTCGTAGACCGGCTGCGTTTTGTCAATGAAGTGCTGCATGGCAGGACCGTAGAGATACATGAGATCGCCGGCGCGCTCTGACTCCGCGATGTCCTGATCCGGAATGAGCATGGTGCGCCGGGACCCGTCCCAATTGCGACCGACAACGACCTCACGGAACCCGGGGTGAGTGCCGGCCGTCTTGCTGGCGTCGTTTGACCTGGCCTGCTTCTGCCGATCCGGAACGACCTTGACCGGGGCCGGGAACGTAGCTCCGACGTCGTGACCCGAGGAGAGGAGCTTCTGCGCGTTGAGCCGAGTGAGCGAGTCGTAGTAGGCGGCCTGCGCTTCGTTCGAGCGTTTGTCGGCAGCGAAGCGCGCCTCATCGAGTGCGAGCCGGCGTTGTTCCGCCTCGAAGCGCAGCTTAGTGAAATCGTCGGCATCCTTGAGAGCCTTGCGGTTGGCCGCCTGCTCGGCCTCCCATTTCTTCATCGCGGTCGCTTCGGAACCAATCCCTTCCAGATGAGCGCCCAGAGCTGAGAGCGAGTCACCGTAGGCGTTGCCTGTCGTTGGCATGCCTGGCATCGAGATCGTGGAGCCGAGTGCGAAGAGCGGGTGGACGCCCGCCGCTTTCGCGTCGCGGACGCGTTTCTGGATCGCATGATTGACGAAGTCTGAGTTGTCGCCGCCTGAACCGAACAGGCCCGAGACCGAGCCGATACCACCGAGGACTTTGCCGACCCCCGACGCGAGACCGGCCCAGTTGAACCCAGTGCTTGCTGCTGCTGCTGCTGCTGGCGCCGCCATTAACAGCGCGTCACGTTGGCGTACACCGTTGCGCCGTTACGGCCACCGTGCCCACCGTGGATGATTGCCGCCCGGCGCGCTTCCTTCTGCTCGACACAGGGAGTCCGAGGTAGCCCGGCGATACGATCCGCCTCCGCGAATGTAACCGGCGGAGGTACGCGCGAGTCGTCCAGATTTCGCGGAGGAGCGCCCAGATCCCGCTTGAGAGCTTCGAGACGAGTGCCAACGGCCACACGATGGCGCGTAAAGCCAGGTGGCGGCTGGAGAACGGGGCGCATGATCGCGCGGATCTCCTCGCTCGGCGAAACCGAGTAGGTGCCGAGCGGCCGGATGCCCGGGAGGATCGCGCGGAGTTCTTCAAATGCGGCCTGCGCGGCGCGCGAAGAGTTCCCGCCGCGCTTGCTGGATGGTTTCACGCTTGAATCGCTCCTGACGTTCGTCGGTTGTGACCAATTCTGGGGGCGGGAAGCGGTGCGGCGCAATAGCCTTGAGTTCCGTCCGCTTTTCCGGAAGGCCGCACGCGAGACGCAGCTTCCGGCGATGCCGGTCGCCGAGAGGCCAGATGCGACCGCCGGTGCGAATGCTCTGCGGGACGTCCGCGTTGGCCGTGACGAAGGCAGCCCCCTCGCGGGTCTGCAGCCATTGCTCGAGGTGAGCGATGTACCGATCTCCGATCGCTGGCCGCTTGCTCATCTGCGCGAATTCGGCCTCGCGGCCGTCGAGGCGCGCATCATCGCGGCCGGTCATTTTCTTGACCGTGTAGCCGGCGACGTAGGAGGCGCGCCGGGGAGTGATTGGGGAGACCGTGGCGAAGCCCCGAGACCACGCGTCGACGCATTCCGCGAGCTGCGCCGCGTCGACATGAAAAACCATGGCGTGGTAGTGGGGGCGCTGCGTGAGATCGCCGTATTCCCCGACGAAGAAGAACGCCGGGACGCGCCCGATGCGCTTGCGGATGGCGTCCCGCCACCTGGCACCGTCGAGCCGGTCGAGAGTGAGCAGGCCGTCGGCCGTTCGGGGCACCTCGTCTTCGTTGTAGGTCAGCGTGAGGAAGGCGCTCACTTCGTTCGCCTGATCGGAAGCCGCCTCCATGAGCAGGCGACCCGTCCAGAGCCGGCGCCGGTTGATCCGGCAGCCCATGCACTGACCGCACCCGACCGTGGAGGCCGGGAGCGTTACCGGGCGGGAGCAGAGAGACACTGTGCTAACCCGAGAGCGCGGCGCTCGTGAACGGTGCGACCGGAAGACCTTACGCACGCGACGCTTAGTGCTCGGGAACAGGGCGCACAGAGACTGCTCGCCCGGTGTTTCCGTTGCCTCCGATCATTGTCGTTTTCAGGCATTTTCTCTCTCTTCTGGAAGAAGGCAGGAAGGCAACGGGGGTGGGATCGAGTGTACCGATCCAGTTTGGGGACAGTGAATGACAAGAGGCACTGTCCCCGACCGACTGGAATCCGCGCGCGCGAGTCTCCTGATCCTGAAGGCGCGCGGGACGCTGTCAAGCGAATTTTCTGCACGTGAAAAAAAAGCCCCGGGAATCCGGGGCTTGGCGAGTTGGCACGATTCTTGCGCGAGGCGAGTTCTACGATTTCTCCGACGCTTGGGGTTCCTCCTCTGGAGCCTCCCCCCTCACGTTTCGCACAGGCGGAGGCGCGGGTGCTGGGGGTTCGTCGGAGAGTTCAATGCCGAGCGCGCTCGCGTGGTAGCGCAGCTCCTGATCGTCCATGGCTTCGACCTGATACCCGGTGAGATCGACCGTCTCGGGATCCTCCTCGTCGAAGTCATCTTCGTCTTCCAGACTGCCGTAGCCGCTGGCCTCGGCTTCCTTCGAGACGTCGCGCATGTAGCGCGCCATGAGTTCGTTGAGAGTCGCCGGCCGGACCTGACCTGGCATGCCGGCGATAGGAACGCCCGAGTTCTCCTCGGGCGCAGACTTGCGGAAGCGGGCCAGCCAGCTCACAGGATACGGCTCCCTGCGGACCGACTGACGAGCCGGCGCGCGACCACGTGGTTGTTGATCATGCACCAGAGAACGTCCTCCGTCTGGACGTTGTAGATGCGCTTCGTCGGCACGCACTTGACGAAGTCCGAGTTGAGCGTGGTATTGGACGGCAGATCCCGGGCCATGTGCCAGTAATCGAGCGTGTCGCGGTAGTCACCCGAGACGCGGCTCGGGGTTTCCCGATACTCCCGGTACCGGTCCTGATAGCCGAAGACGGCGCCCGCGTTGCTCGAAGCGGCGTAGATCTCGTCCTTGTAGATCTCCTGTTGCCCAATGTGCTCCAGCTCGCGCTGCCAGTAGTCCTCTTTCGTCTTCTTGAGGTAGGAGCGATGCACGCCCTGCATGTAGATGCCCTTCGGGCGCACAGAGAGCAGCGTGAAGAGGTAGCCATGCTCCTCGATGAAGCGGCGCGAGCTGCGCGATCGCATGGCCGCAATGCCGTGGCCGT